CCGTGAAGGACCCTGGGTTAATGAGACCAACGATAGGTGTACCAACTCCTTCTAGAGCAGCAGATACAGAGAATCCAACTGTACCAGGTACAAGAGTGGGGTTACCGTAGATTAAGGAATCGTTTGTATAAACAGCTTGCTTGAAAGTAATAATATCAGCCATGTAATTATTTATGTCTCTCCGGCTAAATATATAAAAAAAGAATGACGGGGTCTTCGGCCCCCGCCATTCGTATAATCTTATCGTTGTTATATACTCTATTAGAAGTATACAGATTGCGATGCTGGAGAGAACGCTTGACCTAAGCCCTGAACAATAACAACATGGTAATAAAGATTCGCACCGAAGATATTATCAACGACACCATAACGTGTAAGCAAGCCTACGCGTGGTGCGAAGTCGTTCGGTCCGATAGTTCTTTGTACCATGATCGGAATGTAAGGACAGTAGATGATACCAGTGTCATAGAACTCAGGGCCCTTATAACCAAGAAGTGCATACTCAACGCCAGAGGTGTATGTTGCACCATCTGGATTTGTATAGCCTTGTGAGCCATAAATGCTTGAGTTTTGTACTTCAGTACGTGTATCACGGTAAACGCTAAATCTTCCACCAACAGAACCTACCTTAGCAACGCCAACTGGTTGAGTTGAAACATCGCCTTGAACAGGTACCCATTGGAATTCAGGAAGCATTTCAAGAATCGCGCAAACACGTGGTGTAGCAACGATGAAGTTAGCAGCACCGCGTCTGTTACGAACTGCGATTCTGTTTGCTTCAATGATAAGCTTCTGATAGAAGTCTCTATTACGCTCAACTAACCAACGACCGTCTGCAGAAGCAGGACTCCATACGGAGTAACCTGCACCAAACCCAGCGCCAAGCGCGCTTTGAACCATTCTTACGATCATTTCACGGTCGATTTCAGCTTGGATCTCATACGACATAGCGTTTGTGATCTCAGCATCGATATCGATACCATTCATGTTCTTAAGGTCCTGTTCAAGCTCTACTGACCAACGAGCACCGAGTCTACGAGTACCAGCTTCAACAGCTGTTTTCTCGAAGGACACGTTGATCTGAGGAATGTTGTTTTGAATCTCAAAGTTCTTGAGAATTTCAGCAACACCTTGATCTTGTGCAGCAAATGTCCATGCACCAGTTGCACCAGAGAGCTGCGACGAAGATGTACCTGTGAAACGAGTATCAATGTATTGATAACCAGCTTCACGGCCATTTGCGTTGCCCACTGTTGTGTGCGGATATGGATTTGAACTACCGTCTGTGCCACCTGAACCAAGACCTGTTGAATCATACTTATAGCGCAATGCAAAAGCAAGACCAACTGGACCTGACATCGGTTGAACACCAACGATTTCGTTGGAGATAAGCTCTGGGAATGTACGACGAATCATCGGTATAAGGATCTTCGGAAGACGCGCATCCCCAGGTGCATAGTTATCACCAGAGGTAATAGTCCCCGGAGGGCTATATTGACCACCAGCGTTAGCACCAAAAGAACCACCAGCACCAGCGGTGGATGATTCCATACACCATTTTTCTTGATTCTCAAGAAGAACAGCGGTGTTTAAACGGGTATGCTCGTCACGAATTTCCTTACATGAATCGGATTTAAAATTCAGAACTGGAGCCCACTTCTCAAGAAGTACCTCTGCTCTGGATCTATCGATAAATGATTGTGGTTTATTCATAATTAGCTTTTTTTCCTTTCTTTCGACCTCATGAGATTTAACCCAAGTATTTCAGGTGATTAACACCTCATTGTTCAGGGAGAAATTATTTCATTCTTTGAAGTTCATCTAAATACGGATTGGACTGTAATTGTCCTTCTTCGATTATTTCACGAGGAGCATCCGCTTTGACCTTGCGATTTGCAAAGGCCTGTTCTTTAATTGTACCGAGCTTTTCTCTTTCTTTCTTTTCAAAGAGTCTCAATGTATAATCAAAATTTTCTTCAATGAACTTAGGTGACTTATCACCAAGAACACGCTTAATATACTCTTTCTTCTTTTCAGGAAGATTAGTAGTTTTTGTCTCTAGGAGAAGATCCGCTTTCGTCTTAAAGTAGGACTCTTTAATGAGACCATTCTCTGTACGAAGCTTTTCTACTTCAGCAGAAAGTGCATCAATTTGCTTTTTGCCATCAACAACAGCATCTTTTACCGATTCACTCATAAGAGCGGAATCAACAGCAAGTACCTTTCTTAAGTTAGTTAAAACTTCGGTAGCTGTTCTATTCTTAGTTGCTTCTTCAATAGCTTGTGTTGGAACTGCTTCGTCAATATACTCTTCGAGATAGTTAGAAATAGATTCAACGAGGTTTTCTTTAAACTTTGATGCACTCTCATTAAGTTCAGCTTCATACTTCTTAACAATCTTAAGAAGCTTACCTGCGTTAACGCGATCAATAGATTCAACAACTCTCTTAAGTTTAGTTGTATGATCCTTATCAATTGCTGTTACTAGTTGTTGAAGCTTCTGTGCATAAAGCTCGTCTTGTTCGATCAAAGCTGCTTCAACAAGAACGGTAGTCTTTGTTTCAAGAGCTTCTTGAATTGCTGTGAGTGAATCTTCTGTTAAAAGGTCCGTTACATTTTCTGGTAACATGGTATCGATCTTCATAGGTTAAAATAGTGGTTTGGAAGCTGCCTTATCAATTCTTGCTTTAAGCTTATCATTAACAACGCCTGTTAAATATTTATGGGCAAGGGCATAATTTTTTGCAGAAATAGCGTTAATAAAGGCAGTAATACCGATAGATTCATTTTGAACCTCTTTAATTTCTTTTTTACTAGGTGATGCCATAATATTATTATTATTTATACTAACAGTTAAATTTTACTTATAAATTTAAGAATTTGTTCACGTAAGTAGGCATCTACATTTTTACGCGGAAGAGTAGCAATTGCTTTTGCAAAATTATCATATACTTCTTCAAATTTACCTGAATCAGCTAACACCCATTGCTTGGATTCTAATATACCATTAACAAAAGCTTTTGGATAAGAAGGATCAGCAACACAGTCAACAGCAACTAACTTCATGTTACGTACAACGTTATGACCACGACCTTCTTCTAACGTACCAAGAGCTCTAGAAGACATACCCACCTTGACACCATCGTTCACAAGTGAACGTACAATCTGACCACACGGTGTAGTTAATACTTTGGATTTACCATAAAAAACATTATTGTCTTCGTATAGCTCTGTTACGATATGACAGGCACGTTCAAGGTCAACATCAGCAGAAGCAGGGTGATTAAGTTCACCCATGGCACGACCTGGCTTAACCATTTCTTCATTATATCTCTGAACTTCACTTCTAAGTTCATCTATAGGATACATTCTTTTATTCTTATTAACACCCTCGGCCATCATATACGGTCCCTTTATAAATAAGGTAGATGGAGCATTGCGGTTGCTTTCTTCGACTATATATTCAAAGTTATCTTCTAAGGAAGGCTTCTCTACTAAAAGATTAAGTTTTAACGACATGTATATATTTATGGTATAAATTATATTTTAATTAATTAAGTTCCTTTTCAGTTAGGATAAGGAAGCTCATATTATACTTACTACAGTATTTACGAGCATATTCCCATTTTGCAACGTTAATTGCGTATTGTTTTTGCTCATATATTAAATGTTGTTGTTTTTTATATTTTGTAGTAGGAGCACTTGTTTGTCTGAAAGGCTTTATTTCAATTAGGTATTTTTTAATAGCTGACCCCTCCTTTATCACTACATAATTATCAACAAAATATCTATGAACTCTTCCATCTAAAGGACTTATATATGGAATAATAATATTCTCACTCCCCCACTTAATAACATTAACATTGTTATCACAAAATCTAAAAAACTTAAGCTCCAGTCCAGATCTATATATAGCTTTACTCCCTATAAATTTTTCACTATTTACCGGTGTAAATATACCCTGTCTAAATTTACTATTTTTAGTAAGATTCATTTCCTTATCCTACAAAGAACATAACTGGATCCGCATCGCCAAAGCCTGGAGACGCACCTTCAAGTAATTGTCTTTCAAGATCCGCTTTTTCAGAACGGCCCTCCTCTAATAAATCATAGTTAAGAGAACCGCCTCCTAGAAGAGCAACTCCTGAGAATTTACCTCTTACACGTCCTATTGTTATTTTTGATAAGGCAAGTGCGTATTGATATACCCACTGCTCTTTAACAAGATCACGTATAGGGCGTTCAACATAACACGAAATTACGCCATAAAAACGATTCTTATTCGGTTGTGGATACATAGTAAGGTACTGTGTACGGGGATCAAATTTTATATCTCGTCGGGTAGCTAACATCTTCTCGCGGAGATCTATAAATTCCTTTAGTGTGTACCATGAGATTAGATCAAATCCATAGTTACCTAGAGCGTAACTAAAATAAGTTTGTTGTGCTAGGGTTTGTTCTAGTGTAAACAGGGTGTTGATACCTGTGGTTGAACCTTCTTCAAATTCAATAACATCTACCACCTTACGATAATCTAAAGTATCGTAGTCAAAAACATTACTGAAGGTG